TTGAGTGATTTTAGGTAGGCTTCTTCGTTTTCGCGGTCATGTTTTTTGCAGTATGGCATGGCTATCGCTCCTGTTCTGCCTGGCGCTTCTCATACCACGCGATGCGTAAGTCTGATTCTGCCCGTTGTTTTGGGGTCATATACGGCTGCTTTGCACGTTCGGCGGCGATCTTCCCGGCATAGTCATCCGGGTCGATGTGGACATATTGCGGGCGCTCGCCGTCCGCAGTCAAGCCTGCGGCGGCGTAGGCCAAGCGGCACTGGTCGTTATTTCGAAAACGGATGGGATGATTCATTTCTTGCCGCCTTTTTTTGGCTTCGGCTTTGATTCTGTCGGCTCGTTCCAGCCGACGTTAGCAACGTTGGGTGTCATGATTGCACCTGCTCCGGCATGATGATACCGGCCTCGGCAAATTCGGCCAGCGTGCCAATGGTGAAATATTCCAGACCTACAATTGTGATACCAATGTAGAATTCGCCGGGATACTTTTCGCTAAACTCCCTAAAGATTTCAGGGCCTTCAGGAGCGAGTTTGGCGAATAACTCACAAGTTACCTGGACGGTTGGCTCGATTCCCTCGATTCGGATAAAGCCTTGTTTGTACAGTTTCGCGGCGCGCTTTTGCAGGCGCGCCACTGACTTGAAGAATTTCTCGTTCATGATTGCTCTACTTTCTGATAATTTTTGTGGGGTTGGGCGGTCATTTTATTTACTCTCCTTGAGTGATTTTAGGTAGGCTTCTTCGTTTTCGCGGTCGGCGGCTTCCAAGGCCTCGATGGCGCTTTCTGCGGCGGTCGCGGCGTCGTCGCGCTTCATGTTAAATTCAGTGCGTTTGATGGGCTGACCAAAGTCATAGACCTCGGCCATATAGCCTTGCTTATAAAAAAAGATGGCGTAGGTGTAGTGGGGCATGTGTTCATAACTCCTTTACAAAAGTTAGAATTTGATAGGCTTCTTCGGGGGTCAAGTCTGTGATTTTGAATTCCGTTTTTGTGCCATAGATTTCGATGGTGCAATCTCCGAGGTACATTTTAGAATGGGTCTCGCTCTCGCAATAGGTTTGGTGTTTAAAGCCTGCGGCTTCGAAGGGCTCGACGGCTGCCCGGTGTGCGGCCAGTTCTGCTAGGCGTTTATGGTGATACTCCATATTTTTGATATGGAATTCGCGCGCCTCGGGCAGCAGCCGGTTTTGGATGTCGCGCGCGATGTCTTTGGGCGCGCGGTTGGGGTTGCAGGTGATGGTCTCGGTGTTGAAGTAGGATCGGACTCCTTTCGGTGTGCCCGGGGACAGGGCCAGCCGCGCGGGCCTGGGCCATTCCCTGAGATAGGCATGGATATAAGCGGTCTCGCCTTCGAGCGTGTTGCCGTCTTCGGACAGTTTGAATAATTCGCCGGTCAAGATGGTGAGCTCTACGGTGATTTCGGTTAGGCTGGGTGTCATGGTTTTACCTTTCTGCCCGGCGCATGATCTACGGTTGACCATGCGCCGGGCTGGGGATTGGTTAGGCGGTCAAAAGTTCCGAGTCTTCGTACATCGGCTGGCGCGCGTTGCGCGTAAAGCGCTGGCTTCCGTGCATGTTGCGGATCTCGTCCAGGGTCCGTTTCTGGCGGTTGAACGATGGCACTCCGGCGAAATACCAGGCTTCTTTCTCATGTGCCCACCGGAAACCCTCGGCCTTGATGGCTTCAAGTTTGGCGTTTATGGTGTGCGCTTGGCGGGCCTGTTTGCGCCTTTGCTCTTTGGGGTCTTGGGTTGTAATGTCGGACCATAGAGACATTTGTGGGGTTGTGGTAGTCATGATTTCCTCCCGAATAATCTCTTGATCCAGGCAATAAAATCGCGGATTGGGTGCGCGCGAGTGCTTTGGGGGTGATTCCAACCGGCCATTATTTCACCTCGGTATAGACTGAGACTGGCAGGCTCTCGAGCAGCCAGGGTGTAGCGGTGCGGGGGCTGCCGAACGATTCGAGCACCTCGCCGAAGCCGAAGGACAGACACACATTGCGCATGTGCTTGAACTCAACGGTGAGAGACGTGATTGAGTTACGCGGCGTGATTACGGCCGTTTGGCTCTCGGCGCTGGCCTCTTCGATTCGGCCTTCGTGCCAGCCAGCGGACCAGAACCAACAAGACAGGATTACGGGTTGAGATGTGGGGTTTTCGGGGGGGAACATGGTAGGGACTCCTTTTTTGATTTGCCCGGCCAGATGACCGGGAGCGGATTACAGCAGCCCGACTTGTGCGGGCTGGAACTGCCAGCAACCGAAGCCAGCAAACGACGAGCGCACCCACTGGCCGGGGGTGGACGGGATGGGAGCGGGGGGATAGGCTTGCACCCAAAAGGCGAAAACAGGAAGCCCGGCCTTGACGGCCTCGCGGGCGACAGCCAGCGAGCCGGGACCGGGGGCAAAGAACACAGCAGCAGAGCAGCCAGCAAAGGCAGACTTAGAGCGCAAGAGATAACGGGCGCGGATGGGGACCTGAGCACCGCCACCAGCGGCCAGGACAACACGCGCACCAGCGGAGCTGGCTGCTTGCACCTGCCCGGGAGCCTGGGCCAGGCTGGGCGCAACTGCGAAAACAACGAGAGACAAAGGATAAAAGCAGGCTGCAAAAGTGACGACCTGCTGATCTGCCCCAAACTGACAGCCAACATGCACGGATGCACCAGACTGGGCGACAGCCTGAACCACCTTGCCCACTAGGGCGGACTGGGGGAGATTGCGAGAACCACCGAAATAAACACTTGACATGATGACCTTGACCTTTGCCCCCCGCAGGGGGCTACTTAGATTGGCGGGGCCAAAAAACGCGCAGCCCAGTTTCCACTAAGCATGGCAAAAAGGCACAGGGCGGCGCTCTTGTTCTTTGCCGCCCGACAAGGTGCAAGTGCGATCTCACAAAAACGGCGCGGGGAGTGCACCCCATGTTCTTAGGGGTGCACGGGCACAAGCCCCCCGCGCGCGCTTTTTGTGGCACTTGCACCGACTGCCTGCCATGCCCGGCCCCGCCCCGGTGCGCGAGTGGTGGGCCGAATAGGAATTGCCGCGCTCTTGTTCTTTGCGGCAAGGGCACGGAGGCCGCACCCCGCGCAACCGGATACCATGTGTGGTTCGTGTCTTAAATGCTCTTAGGCCCTGTTCGTCCGGCTTCTATATTCGGCGTTCTTCGCTTCGGGCTTCGGTGGCTGGGGTTCTTCCAGACATCCGATGCCCGACTCTCAGGCCGCTGTCCAGGCTGTGCCCTGGGTGTTTGTCCAGGGCACAGCCTGCGGCCTTCCTTACCGGCGTTGAAACGGGCCGCAGCAGGCGTAGCCGAGTGAGTGGAACGAACGGTAGCCCCGTGTTCGTCGGGGCGTGCGGCGGAGAACCCCGCCCCCCTGAGAGCGGTTCGACACACCTTGCTAGACCGCTTAGCGCCCCCGAAGCATGAGGGGAGCGCTGCGGGCTAGGGGTGGGGGGTGTGCCACGCGGCAGGGGGGCGGGGTGGGCCTGCGGAGGTCCGTCGCCGGTCGGGGGTGCAGGGGGGTACTCCCCCCGCGATTAATTGCGCGGATGGTCTTTTCCGCGCTTGGCTGTTTTATAGATCTGCGCCGGTTTCACCCGGCGCTTTGTTGTTTAGGGGATCGCCCGCGCCTTTGCGCGGTTGGAGTTTGCGAGCCATCAGGCGAGCGAACCTGTCAGATGCCGTGTATTGAGCGTCCGGCATGTGCGAGCGGCCACGCGAGCACGCCGGTTGGAGTTTGCGAGCCATCAGGCGAGCGAACCTGTCAGATGCCGTGTATTGAGTGTCCGGCATGTGCGAGCGGCCACGCGAGCGCGAATACTTGACGGCTTCCACCATCAGCCATGGATCCGGGAAGCCCGCGCGCACGGGTGCGCGTTCGCGCGCTGGCTTTCGCTGGGAAACGGGATTGCTTTCGGTGTGGTGGGGGTTCGGGGGCGCCCCCGGTAGGAAAAGGCGCGGTACTCCGCGCCGCCGAGCCGACCGGCGAAACGTTGTAATATTTATGATATTTATATATAATATTCATGACTCTCTGGATGCCTTCGTTGGTCGACCCTTGATGCAGCCAAAAGAGAAGCCCGTCCATGCCAGTGGACGGGCTTCGTTATGATAGGGGACTCTCTGGAAAGGGGGGCAGGTTGTGATGTCCTGGTGATGCGGGTTTATATCAACCTAAATATCCGGCTTCCTTTATTACGACGATCATCGACGCCGCGCCACTGGCTGCCCATTCCGCTGTAATAATATTGCTCGTCAGTTTATATAAAAATTGTCCTGTGTTCCCGCCTGTGCCTTGCGTATTTAGTTCGACCACGATCTTGCTTGCTCCGTAAGTCTCAAACGGGTGCAGACTCATGCGGTAGTTTTCTCCAGCGGTGTCATATACGACCAAGAAAAGAAACACACTTGACTTCCCTGTAAAATCCCCGCCTGTGATTTCCAAGTCCACCCACGCCCTACTGCCCCCCGAAACAGTTTGACTGGCGATATCGATTGTGTCCCCTACCTGCCATCCAGCCGGGACATTGGCTGTCAGGGTTACGGTGTTGGTGCCTGTCACGCAATTCGAGATAAGCGCACTCGTTCCCCGTGTTGTGTTATACAATCGCATCTTGGCAAGTTGACTAGTGGACGCGGGGACCATTGCGTTTTCATTTCCACTCGTCACGTTGTAAGTCAATGTTGCTCCGCCTGGCAGAGTCGCAATTGTTCCGACAAAAGCAGATGAACCGCAAAAAGTGCAACTCCACAGGTCGTTTATATTTACGACTGCGGCAGGTTTTCCTGATAAGGAACTATAAGCAATCTGCGCGCCGTCTCCTCCGCTGTGGTCGTGGCTGTCGCCGTTCGTGACTAGCCCGGTGTGGGTGTGGGTAGCGGTCGCGCCTTTGTGCACGTGGTCGCGCCTGGCTCCAAAGATGCTGGTCCCGTCTGCGGCTGCGCCTGCCACGTCTGCCGGATCGCCTTCGGTATCGTCAAATGCGCCTATTTCCAACTCGTCGACTTTGTCGGCCAGCGCTTGCAAGTTATTGACCGTCTCGTCAAGGTTGCCGTCGAAGTTGGTGGTGACGAGCGGCGTATACGCCGCGACTCTCTCGATGGTCGAGGGCATGGCTCCGGCGTTGGTGTTGGCAAAGCGTTCGATCAGTTCGATCTCGCAGCGCCAGCCGATGGGGGCTCCGGGGTCCAGGATCTCGGTCACGTGGGCCAGGTAGGTGGCGGTTTGACTGGCGTTCACCCGTAGGGTGAAAATGTCTCCGGTCTTGTATTTGAGATGTATCCCGAGAGTGACCTTGGCGCGGTCGGTGTTGCGCAGGCTGCTGGGCGGCGCGTCTGTGGATTCGAGATAGCCGAGGTTATGGATGATGGATGTATCTTGCCCGGTGGTGTAGATGGTGCTGTTTTCATCGCGCCATAGGAAGCTGGCAATCGTGCCGTTTTTGAGCAGGGTTATATCTCCCTGCGTAATGGTGTGGTCGGCTGTGATTGAGAGCACTCCCGCATGGATGGAGTGCATGACTCCGGTCCCTGCGACGGCTACGAACAAGGATAACTCTGCTGCCCAAATGACGTCTTTATAGGCTTGGTCCTGGGGTGTGGCCATGGACGTCCAGGTGAAGCCATCGGCGGAGAACATGGACCGGTTGCCTACGCCGGTTTCACAGACGGCCATAAAAAGGGCGAGTTCTCCCGACCAGCAAACTGATTTCCAGGTGCGGAGGGCGGCAGCGGTCCGGGCTGTCCAATTGATGCCATCGGGGGAAGTGTAAATATATTGCCCGCCCGATCCGTCGCCGACCAAAACGAATAATGATAGCTCGGGTGACCAGGTAGAGCCCAACCATCCGCCGATTGCGCTGCGCTGGGTCCAGGTGACGCCGTCCGGGGACGAGAATATCTTCGATCCTGCGGCAATGAATAACGTAAGTTCCGCTGACCAGATGACAGTATATAGGGCTGCGGCTCCGTGGGTGCGCTGGGTCCAGGTGATGCCATCCGGGGAAGTTTGAATGTTGGTTGTGCCGCCAACATCTTGCGAGACAGCGACTAGTAAGTTAAGTTCCGGCGAGTAGATCACGTCCCGGATATAGGTTGCGTTGGCGGGCGTCCGGAGCGTCCAGGTCAGGCCATCGGGGGAGGTGGCGATGGCGTTCGAGCCGACCGAGACGAACAATCCGAGTTCCGCCGCCCAGCGGACTTTCTCCCACTGCTTATTATTGGCGTCGTCTGCGTCTGTCCAGTTGATCCCGTCTGTGGAAGTGGACGTGAAGCTAGTTAGACCTCCAAGGCCAGAAACAGATACGAACAGGTTTAGCTCTGGTGAGTAACACAGGCCCACCCCGCCTTTTCCAGCCTGGCCGTTCGCCCAGGTATCCAGGACGACCGGGCTGCCCAGGTGGTAGAACTGGATCTCGTCTTCGTTGTCGTCATCGCTGTTGTCGACGGCCTGGAGTAGATATTTCTGTCTGATGAGCGGTAATAGGCTGGAACGGCTTTTGAGTGTGACGGTCTTGCCGGCCGGATAGAAGTTGTAGCCCCAATGGTCGGCATTCCCGAGCGTGGCTTTGAAATCGACCGTGCCGAGTTCGTAAGCATTGGGATTGAGTGCGGTTAGGACGTTGGTGTAGGTGTCGTCTCCGGCGATGCCTGCCGGGCGTTCGTCGGGGGAGAATAGCGAGAATTGAGCGGTCACGATCTGTTTATGGATGGCGTAATCATCGAAGCGCAAGCTTGCGCTCTTGATCCCGTATTGTGTTCCCCCCACGATCACCCCGCGTTCGAGATAGTATTTATTCCCTACGATGAGCCCGTCATCGGCGGGCAGGTTCGCCGAGTGGTACTTGACGGTCAGTTCCAGCCCGTCGTATTTGTAATAAAGAATCTGTGTGATGAGTGTGGTATAGCCCGCGAGCGAAGCGGGCGGGCTGCCGGTGTAATTCCGCCGCCCGATGGCGAAGTAGGGGACAAAGCCGCCCGAATCAAGGGCGGTGGTAAGTTGGGCGGGCAGCGCGCGCGGCATGGTCTATCCCGTTTCCTTTCTTTTTGTAAATAGAGCGGGGCTACAGGTCCTTCAGGCTGCCGGTCTGCCTGCTGGATGTGAGACGGATATCATTATCGAGCCAGGATGTTTTACGTAGCTCGCTCCTGGGTTCGGGCCTGCGTTCGTAGCGGGCCAGGCCGAAGCGGAAGGCTTCGAAGAAGCGCGTAGCGGCTTTCTCGTAGTCGGGCGGGGCGGTCTTGGTGAACAGGTTCAAGGCCTCCACCCGGCCAAGTGCGCGGGTGCGGCAAGCATAGCCACAGGAGCCATCGACAAGGATCTGGTCTTGATCCGCGTTCATGGTGCTTTCGACTTCCGAGTCTAGCCCGTTGACTGTGTGCCCTTGCGTGAAGCGAATAAGCAGGTTGCCGTCACTCTCTGCGGTCCGCAAGCGGACCCAGATCCGGTTGTCTTCGAAGATCTTGTCATACTCGAGCGGTTCGTCATCCTCGCCGGAATCGTCGTTCTTCAGCACGTCGAGCACATCTAGGACTAGCGTTGGAAATGCCCCGCCCGTGAGCTCGTAGGCGAGCAGGCCGCTCGAGACCTCTACGATCTCGGCTCCGTTGACCGGCGCGCGCTGGTTGAAATCGCGCAGCGCCTGGCGCACTGCGGCTGTAACGGTTGCTGTTGAAAATAAGGTGCCGTCGTCGAGGAGTTGGGCCTGGACGCGGGTGATGAGCGTGGTCAGGGAATCGGACATGGGGTTCCTTTCTTGATGGGTGGGAGTGAAATTTTCCGGAACATACTATTGATCCTTCTTACCCGTTCGGTCTGAGCATCCAATTCTCCGGCGTGATGGGCTGCCAGTTCGGGTCAGATGGAGTCTGATACCACGACTGATAAATGTTGAGAAGGTCGTGTACCTGGAACATAGCCACCGTGAATGCCAACACTGCGAATAAGATCGCCACGCCGATTACCCCGCGACGCACACGCTCGTAATGCGCCCCGCGCCGTGCCAGCCATAACGCGGGACTGGCGGCCAGGAGCGCCGTCACGATCACCACGCAGAACGAGACATATCCGGCCAAGATGGAGAGTGTGTCTGTCACCGGCTCGCTGGCGAGCATGTCCCAAATCCACCAGTAATCGAATAGATTCATCCCTGAAAATCTCCCAGGTTGATTATGAGCGGGAACTCCACGACTTTCCCAACGTCAAACGACCAACACTCATAATCGCTCGGCCAACCCTGAACATCACAAACGATTTGCTCAGGGCGCGCAGGACTGACAATCATCAGTTGTCCATGTTGTTCTTGTTTTTCTTCGTGCGCCGGGACTATGGTGATCCAGCCGTTACGCTCAAAATATTTATACAGCAGCGCATCGGCCTGTTCCTGATCGTCTGCCATTACGCCGAACGAACGCGCATCAGAATGCCAGGGGACGAAATAATAGTAGAGTTTCATCGCGTGTACCTATCCAGGATGTTGTACTTCCCGCCGTTGCCTTTTGCCCAGACGACAACGTTATCGAACGTCGCGCCGGTGTCGCTGGTGTAGATCCCGTGCGCGTTGCCGGTTGTGACAGCGGTGGTCAGTTCCGCTCCGACCAGCGCGTCTCCATAATATGCCCTGATCTTGGTTGCGTTGAGAGAAATAACCAATCTTTTTGTCGCCCCATACGTGACGGCGGTCGTCTGGAGCGTGTTAGGCGTGCCTGCCACCACTTCCACAACTATTAGATTTGTACCGTCCAGGTAGGCGGCAATATAATTATTGGCATCTGTCCAGCGCAAGACCAGACCGGAATTGCCGGCCGCACGCGTGCATATCGCTTCTACCATGACGTTCGGTGTCCCACATGGCACAGTCGCAATTCCCAGGCTTGTCGTGAGCGATGTAAAAGTGAGCATGTTCGACGCGATAGCCGACACACCCTTCTGATCCGTCCAGGTCAGACCTGTACCCCCACCTTCTCCTGACCCACCCCCACCGGTCACGCCTGGCGCGCCGTTCGCACGGGTGAATGCGTCCGATGCGAGCGGGACGATATATATCAGGTTTTGCGGGACGCGCACAAAATCTCCTGTGAACACCGCGGTAGCTCCCGCCGCTGAAATGGTGGGATACATGCTACTTTGACTGTTCAGCGCATCGGGATAAAGCAATGTCCAGTTTGAGAATGCGGTCGTTTCTTTTATCAATAGGAATGCGCCGGTTGCGCGCAAAATGGAGGCTACATAAACCGTAGCGCCCGATGCCGGGTCTGTGCCTACGACCAGCGGCGAGCCATTGTTGAAGAACACACGTAAATTGTTGCTTGTTGTGATATTTATGCCGTGCGCGGGATTCCCCGATGTGGCACTATCCCATCCGGCGCTATAGTTGGTATTCGTGCCTGATACCTTTGCAACGCACAATCGCCCCGCTACTCTTGTGATGACTGGATACCAAATACCAGGGTCGCCAGTTCCCGCGCCGCCGGTCGCAAAATTGGCTAACCCCGAGCCAATGGATAATTTGCTGTTTACATCCGTCACCGTCCGCGTCCCCCCTATCGGCGTGGCAAGCGTGCCGTTTACAGCCCCCGCCGCGACGGTATCGTTGAAGTCGTCTTTCAGCAGCCAGTGGATGTGCCTGTCGATCTGTAATTGTTTCTGCGCCTGTATGAATGTCATAAGATCGTCTATTCTGTTTCTCCGCATAGAATGCTCCTTCGATCATACATTGAGCTTTAGCCAGGACACACCCTCGCCGTTGACTACGGAATCGAGATAGATTTCACGCAGGTTGCCGACTTCCATTAAGATTTTATCGCCAGCTGCGAGACGTAGCCCGTTTGAAACGGTGACATCGTCCGCGCCGTCGTTGCCTAGAGCAACGATGTTGGTATTGGTGTCAAGCGCGATGATAACAATAGGTCCGTTGATCTGTTGGCTGCCGAGGGCTACGGCTGTCCCGGCTGTGGTGACGGTCTTTTGACCGGAGATGACTGTAGGCATGGTGGTATCTCTCTTTCTGGTGGTGGTGGCCACTATCGGGGGCAGGGATGTGGGAGACATCCCTGCCTACCGATTAGGGCACGGCGCGGAGGTGGGCGCCGGTGCTTACTGTTTGGGCGCTAATCCGAGCACGCGCCGGAGCGGTGCGCCGACGATCTCTACGCCCAGTTTGACCAGGACGTACAGGATCAGGACAAAAAACACGTCCTGGGAGAGCGGGAAGTCGGGCAGGAATAGCTTGATCAGCCCGTAGACAGCGCCCATGATCAGAGCGAGTAATGCGTAGTCGAGTTTCATTTGGACTCCTTTGAAGGTTTAGATCTTGTAACGGTGTTTTTGACGGTGCTGGCCATGTTCGGTGCTGGCGCTTTGGCGCGCATGTCCGCCCCGCCGATCTTTGGCGGGGTGAGCTCTTCGAGCGGATAGACCATCTTCCGCCCGTCCAGCAGGATCACGACGAGCTCGTCGGTTTCCTCGCGGATGGCTGCCTCCAGGACGCCCAGTTCGTAGCCTTTGAGTGGGGTTTCTTTGGCTATGGCCTGTAAGGCCATCGCTTTTAGTTTGGCGTCCATCGGCTAGATCCTCAGCGTGTAGTTGGCAACCGCGCCCAGCAGTTCGATCACGCCGGTATCTCCGGCCTGGTCACAGGTGAGCTCGACCAGAACGTAGACGTCATTGTCGATCCAGAATGGCGTAGTGATGGTGAGCGTCATCTTGTGCTGGTCCACGTCGACGCGTTCCCCGGCTGCATCGTGCCCGGTGTCGTAGGTGAACGTTTGTGCGGCCACGACTGCCACGGCCCCGTCCGCGCCGCGTGTGACTTTGTTGACCACGGCGGTTAGGGCGGTGAGTGCGGCTCCGGTCACTTCGAAGTCGATCTCGATGGATTTGAGATAAGCGCCTTGCTGGGCCACGGAATTGGATGGTATTAGGACCGGGATGTTGATCACACTGGTCTGGTTCGCATCGTTGACCTTTTTGACGATGGTCCCGGCCACTTGTCCGGCTGCTAGGCTCCATGTGCCGGTGACGCAATGGAACAGGGTCGGCGGAATGTACTGGCTTATGTGGGTATCATGCACGTATCCCATGACACACCTACAGTCTCAAGGTGAAGTTGGCAACTGCACCCAAGAAGTCGAGCGTAACGACTGCCCCGCAAATGGCGGTGATGACCAGCAGGTACTCGGCGTCATTGTCGATCCAGACCGGGGTTGTGACGGTCACGGTCAGTTTGTGCTGATCCTGGTCGGCGGCGTCCGTGGCTGCGGCCAGGTCCTGGGTGACCGGCACGTCTGCCACGACGGCTACGGCCCCGTCTGCGCCGCGCGTGATTTTGTTCATGGTTGCGGTGATGGATGTGGCTGCGGCAAGCAGGCACTCATAATCCACTTCTACGGACTTGAGATAAGCGCCTTGCAGGCCTTGTGAATTGGACGGCAGCACGATCGGGATGTTGATCACGCCGGTCGACGCAGCTGCGGCGCGGTGCTTGGCGATGGTCCCGGCCACGGCTCCGGCTGCGTCGGTGTAGGTCCCGGTCACGCAATGGAAAGCGGTCGGGGGGATGTACTGGCTCATGTGGGTGTTATGTACGTATCCCATGGTTTGGTCTCCTTATTACCCCGCCGCTCTTGGGCGGGGTGGGATTAGGGTTGATCCCCGTCCGGCTCGCCGGACGGGGTGAATACAAAAGGTTGGTTTAGCCTGCGACGTTGTTCTTATGCAAGCCGCGGTAGTTGGACACGCCGACCGCCAGGAACTGGCGGACCTTCAGGCGGCTCTCGTCGTTCATGAACATGGCCGGATCGTTCTCCCGGCCAGCCATGAAGATCTGCGGCTTTTCGCCGAAGATCTCGGCTACGTGCAGGCAGGGCAGGATCTTGGGGTCTGCCACGGCTGCCCAGTCGGTGGCGTCGGTCCATTCGGGCACGACCAACGGCTTGACTTTGCCCATGAAAGTCCGTCCACCTGCTGAAGGGATGGCTTCCACGTCCGAAGCCCAGCGGCCAACGAACAGGGAATCGGCCTGGTTCGCCAGGTCGATGGGGACTAAGGCAAAGGCCGGGCGCACGCCCTGGCGCTTGCCGGTGCCGAGGTAGCTGGTGCCTTCGATGGTGGCGGCCACGTGCATAGGCTGTTTGAACATGGCTTTGTCTACGGCTGCCCAGGCGGTGTAATCGGTGCCCAGTGCCGTGGTCAGCAGGTTGAGATGGCCGCCCGGTGTTGCGATGGCGGTGGAGTTGAACAGCGCGCCGCCGTCTGCCAGGTTTGGGCCTACGGCGCTATTGTTGGTGAAGATGGCTGCCACCTGCTCCGAGATGTTGCGCATTCCGGCGAGCGCAAGCTCGCGCGGGAACTGCTTGAAGGCTTGCAGGTTGTCGCGCAGGATCGCTTCCAGCGTGAGTGGCACGTACCCGCCGTACTTGGTCCAGTCGGATGTCTCGACGTTGTCGCCGATGGGCAGGATTGGATACTCGCCGCGTTCTGAGATGGTGGGCAGGCTGCCGATCGTGCCGGTGATGACCCAGTCGATCTGGTTCAGGTCGGTGAAATGCTCGACCGTAACGATCTCTCTCCACCAGCCGTAACCGGCTTCCCCGTACTGCTTCCACGCCTGGACCAGGATCTTATTCATCGAGTCCTTGACGATGGCGGGAAAGTTGGTGGTGGTGGCCAGCCCGGCCATGATCAGGTCGTAATCGACGTTGCCGGTAAACTCGCGGTCGCCGGTGAGCATCAGATATAGATCGCGTATGCCGTTGAGCCGGGCAACTTTCAACCCCTCGGTGCCGGGGTCGCGCTCTGCGCCTAGCAGGTCATAGGCTGCCGCGCGGATCTGGTCGTCGGAATTGAACATTTGCCCGGTGCGTCCGGGGCCGGAGACGGCCAGCCGGTTGGAGACCGCGGCGATTTCGACTCGTGCTTCTTCGATCGCGCTATGCAGTTCGTTGGCCTTGAACTTGCGGCCTTTGAACTGGCGTTCGATGCGGGCTATGGTGGGGGCTGGCAGGCGGCAATTGGAGAGCGCCGATTGCAGCAGGTTGTCACAGGTGGCGATGAGAATCTGTTCGGATTCTTCCGCCTGTGCTTCGAGCGCGGCGATGCGCTCGGTCTCGCCAAGTAATTCGGCGGCGGCTGCGCGGTTGGCGCGGATGAGCGAGCCCAGTTCCTGGGCTTCTTGCACGGTGGCGGGTTGGTTGGACGCGACCGCGCCCGTTTGGGTGGTGCTTTCGTTCGGGTCCATGTGTACTCCTTTCAGTACAGGGGTGGGTTTGGACGCGTTGCCGTTTTGAGACGACCCCGCGTTGGATTGATCATCCCCGCCAGAGGCGGGATTGATTTCGGATTTATGTGCTGCGAGCGCAGCGAGAAGCGTGGTCCCTTCGGAAGCCGGGACAACGACCGCGGCGGTGTGGCGGCCTGAGGGATTGACGAAAATCGGGTGCATGACTTCCATTTTGCCGTTGACTTCGTACTTCCGGCCTGGCCAATGGGTACAGGCTGGACTCAGAAAATCATTGTTGCAGATCGAGCAGCGGATCATGTCATAGAACCACGAGATAGAGAAGCGACGTACCTTGCCTTCCAGATAGGCGGTCATGGCTTCGCGGGTGGTCAGGCGGATGGTGTGTTTGAACAGACTGCCGTCGAGCCATGATCCTTGGATGGATCCAAAGAGCGCGTCCAGGTTCTCACGATGGTCTTTGACGAATGCCTGCCCTTGGAAGCTTTCGGCGAACTTCTTCCAGTCGGCTTCGAACCAATAGCCGTTGCGGTTGTCTTTGTCCCATTGGAAGACCGCTGCGTCGAACTCGATGAATTCCAGTTCGCCGCTCTCGATCTTGGCGAGTGTTTCGGCGCGGTTGGTGATGGTCAACTCGGCCACGTAGGCCGGGCTGTACATGATGGGAAGGGTGGTTTTTACTGGCATGGTTTACTCCTATGGAATAAAGGACTGGTCGCCAAACGGTGTATCCAGTGGTGGCTCTGGCGCCGGTGGGTTGGGGTCATAGCCTTCGATGCCGTAATCTGGCTCGGGGACGGTCTTTGGCTTGGGTGTAAGCGTGGCGAAGGGATCGGGACAGTCCAGGTACTGCGCCGGATTGGGCTCGCCTTCTTCCTCGGCTTCGACCATCTTGGCCGGTCCCTGGGCGAATTGGGTAAAGGTGGTGAACTCACGTTCGTAGTCGGCGCAGCCGCGCGTAAGTGTGCGGAACCCGACTTCCTCGCTGATAAAGACAATGTGTTTGCCGCGGACTCTGGTCTGTACTTCTACAGGGCGCAGAGTGAGCAACTTGCCAATGAATCCGCCTTTGGGGTCCCATGGTCCTTTAGGCATACAGCCCCCTTGTCCAGTTACACCAGGCTTTGCCACGGGTCCCGATCCAGGGCTTGATGTAGACGCGGTGGTCGGCGTCCGATCCGGCGCGCGGCCAGCCGGGGATGTGGTCCACGATCAACATTTCTTCGAGCAGCCTCCACTGGTCTTCGATCAGGCCGAAGACGCGCGGGCCGGTGAAGCCGTAGGCTTCGATCAGGACTGGTTGCCCGTGCAGTGTGCCCAGGTGTGGGAGTTCGGGGAAGAATTCGAGCGCGTTCAAGGGTACGGCTGTTTGACGATTCGAGACGAACGGCCATTCCAGGTGGCCGTATACAGGGTGGCGCTTCCAGTAATCGCGTTCCGTGCTGTGACCGACTAGGCCATGCACGGTGACGATGTCGGGACGGTTCCAGGCGGTGATGGTGGCGTCGGGTGGGTTGTAGAAGTTTTGGTATTCGATGATCGCATAAGTGCCAAGGATCTCGGTCACCCGGACCAGCCCGCCGCCGTTGCGTAGGACCGTATACGCTTCGCTGGTCCCGTCGTTGGTGTCGAAGTAACCTCGGCCTGGGATGCGTATGATCCCCCACATAAACTCGCCTAAGGTGCGCTTGAAACCGTAATTGATCCAGGCGGGCCGGTCGGCCAGCTTGACAACGATCTTGCTGCGGTTGTCGACCTGCCCGCCGACGACGGGCCGGATTACAACCGTTTCGCCGGTTTCCCGCAGCCCGCTCTTGTTGTAGTGGGTGCGCGAGATCGCGTCATGCCGCAAGCGAGCGAAGCGATGTGAGTCTCCGATGTGCAGGGTCACGCCATAAGCCGGGTTGAAGACAGGTTCGTCGCCGATCTCGATGTAAACCAGGCCGCTGGGGAGAATCAGCTTACGCACGGAAGATGCCTTTGATGATGTTAAGCGTGCGGCGCAGGCCGCTCGTTGTGTAACCGTCAGGCGCGAGCGCATATCGAGCGCGGGAGCCGGTGGGGTCTTCCAGGATGAAGTAAGGCACGGGTTCGACCGGCTCCGGGGTGGGTGGTGGTTCCGGCTCGGTGTCGGGGTCGACCGGTTGCAGGTAGAACGTGCGGACCCACTTCCCGCGCCATGGGTTGGGGTCAGTCCCGGCGATCTGCGACCACTCCCCTGAAGTACCGACAATTTCGACGATAGTGCCGGCGGGGATAGTGTCGCGCTTGGTCTCGCCGGGTTGCAGGTAATAAGGGCAGGTGAAGGTAACGCGGTAACTCATTCATCCTCCGTTGTGCTGGTGTCTGTGGGTTCGCCGGGCTCGGTTTCTTCGCTCACGCCTTCCGGCTGCTGCACCTTGCGCCGCACGCCCTTGGGCTGCGGGCCGTCCGTGTCGTAGTCCTTGCCCAGCATCTCGTAGAACAGAAGTAAGTAAGTGGGCTCGTCGATTAACTCCCGGTCGAACAGGTCGGCCAGGACCGGCTCGATCCGGGCGGCGGCCAGGGCCAGCGTGGAATTGTCGCGCTCGGTCACGTCATCGGCGCGCACGGCGATACCGGCCGCCTGTAAGCGTTTCTTGGTGAAGTGGATCTTCTTGACGACTGCGATGGTGCACAGGGTAGCCAGCGCGCGCTTGAAACTGTTCTGGCGCATCTTGAACTTGCGGAAGGTGGGTGTTCCGGCTGCTTCGGCTGTGGTGCGGGTAGAGCTCTCCGGTTCGGCCAGGTAGTGAAGTGGTAGCCCGATGCCTGCGGCAATGTGCTTTTTGATGGCAAGGATGTCCATGTTGGCGTCGAAGCTCTGTAAGTTGGGGCTGAGTGTGCCCCATACTTCCGTGTCGTCGTTCACGACGATGGAACCTGGTTGCGGTGGGTTGGCGTTGAGTTCGGCTTCGCGCTGTTTGCGGGTTCTGGTGTCGGTGAATTTGCCCTTCACGATGTACACGATCAGGTTGCGCAGGTGGTTCATGATGACCCGGTCGTTGAGCAGGGTTGAGAGCCTGCCCAGCCATTTGAGTACGGGCGTCAGGTCGGCTTCGCCGAAGGTGCAGCCGACCGGCCGGTTGATCGGGAAGTGCAGCATGAACTGGGTCTGCTCGGGGTCGAGGGGATCGTAGGCCACGTAAGGCGGCGCGTTCAGGTCCTGCTGGATGTAGGCTGTTTCCTGGCGGTAGTCGTTGTTGAAGGTCTGGATTTCGTTGATCTGCTCGGACGGCACGGCGCGGACAAATAGACTCCCGTCATTGGCGTCTACACTGCACAGTAAAAACAGGTCGCCGGATCGGGATTGTTCGGCTACCCATTCGGGGACCTGCTCGTCCAGGTTGTTGAGCGGGTGCTCCCAAAACTCTTTGACTGCTGCCGCTGTGGGCTTGTGCTTGATGTCCGGGGCCATGCCGTCGCCGACCACGAATTCGACAATGGCGTCGGTGATACGCCGCGCGATGGGATTGGTGCGCCAGGCAAGCAGCGTCTCGGCGATGATCGTTGCCCGGTCGTAGTTCATCCGGTCGCGGAAGATGTCCCGGCCGCTGCGCGTGCCGATGATGATGGTATCGTCAGTTTCGGCCATGGTCGACAGCCGCGCGGCGACCCGGTCTTCGACCGCCCGGTCGATGGCCGCGCGGAATGGGTTGCGGACGCGTGCCCCATGAATACGGGGTACGCGGATTTCTCTGCCGAAGATTTTTGCCATTAGATAAGCTCCTTCCAGGACAGGCTTGCATTGACTTCGCTATTGACGGCGCTTTGAGCGGTGATGAGCAGGGCTTCGCCTGGTGGTATTTCGAAGGTTTCGGGTAGGGACAAAATACCGTTATCGGCTTTGGCCGCTTCGATAGCCAGCCAGAGCTTTTGACTGGCCGGTGTGGGTGTGCCGGTGTACTTCTTGGCGATGGAGGTATTGGTGTCGATGGCGGCGGATGTCCCGCCTGAGATCGTGCAGCGATAGATTCGGAATGTGACCGGCTTCGCGCCTTCTGTGCTGTAAGTAAAGTGGGTGAACTTGATCTGTGAGCGGTTGTTCCCGGTCCCGCCGAATACGTCGGTCATGTTCTCGACTGCCAGCACAATCGTTTCGGCTGTGGCGGTGTAGGCCAGGTTATGTTGTGTGGCGTGGCGCGGGCCTGGCTTTTCCAGTTGTCCGAATGCGTAGGCCGCCATGTTGCCGATGGTCACGACGATGGCGCTGGTGTTGCCGCTATTCGAGACAGCGGCGCGCAGTGGTAGTGATGGGTTGAGGATGGATGGTACGGTGAACTGGTTGGGATAGCGGATGACGTGCGCTTCCTCGAACAGGCCGGTATGCCGGTTTTCGATCTGGAAGGAAATCACCCCGGCTCCCAGCCATTGGAAGGAGATGGCGTAGATGTTGTACTTGGACGGCTCGAACTCGAAGGATAATTGCTTGTTCCAGTCGGCCTGGCTGACCCAGTTGTCGATCACTTCCCCGCTGACAGAACTGCGGCGGTTGATTCCGAACTCAACGCCGTTGTAACCAAAGAAGTATCCGTCTTCTGCGTTTCCGTAGCCTGCTTCTTGCAGGCTACCGGTTTTACCTGGGGAAAAGACGGCGGAGAATTTGACGATGATCCCCTGCCCGCTGATGTAATGGACCAGTTGGCGCGAGTGGAGTTGTGCGGAGCCGTTCGTCTCCGTGCCGGTGGAAAGGATCGCCGTGCTGCCGCTTTGGGCGATGGTTCCATTGTTGGCTACGGTGGACCTGGCCAGTTCGGTATTGATATTGTAGTGAAAGGCCATGTAAGCCAGCAGGCTTTTTGCGGTTACTTGTAACTCTCCGAACGGTGCGAAGTGCATTAGTAACCTCCGTCGATCTCGCGTTGCATGTCCCGCTGAAGGATGGTGGACTCCTGCGTGATGTACCATTCCAGCCGGTCAAGGACCGCGACCTGCGCGTCGGCGGTGACGAAGTCATCGTGGATCAGTTCGCCGGTGTCGTCGTCGCGCGTACCATCAGGCACGGACCAGCGCAGGGTTTTGGCCGGGCCGGGTAGGATCTCACTCTTGATGTGGCTGTACTGCTTGTCCACGGCTGGGGATGGGTCGCAGTCGCGGAAGCGCCCGGTCTCGATCACGGCTATGTATCCATAGCCGATCTCGCTCTTTGTGGCCTGGGTGTACTTGACCGGGATGACTTTCCCCGGGAACTTGTGGTCCAGCATCGCCCAGAGTCCCTCCCCCACCCCGGTGGCGTCGATCACAAAGTACAGCGGTCGCCAACTCTCTCCGAGCGCGGATAGTTTTCCGAACATCTTGACGTGGTTCTCTCCGGTCCATGCCTGGCGGCGGACCGCCCGGTAGGTGGGGAAGCCTAGCAATTGAAGCGATGAAAGGTCGATGTCTATGACCGTGAGCGTGAGCGAGTCACGGCTGGCGTTTGCCAGCGGCGCGTCTTCGTCCAGGTTCATGCGCGCTTCGTCCTGCCCGGCCACGTCGATGAGAAAAGCGTAAGCGTGACCAGGGACAGGCACGTCAGTGCCTGGCTGGTCACCGACCATGAGTGCTCGCCGGGCGGCGTTGAACATGCCGGTGGTCGCGTCGATCTCCTCGTTGAAGTATTGCGTTTTGATGAGCGGGTGTTGTCTTCCTAAGCGCTTTACTTCGCCGTCCACGAACTTGCCATAGGCCGGGTTATGTTTGCGGACTTCGTCTGCGTCGTAGACGAAGACGCGCCGGATGCCGTCCGCAGCCTGGGCAGCTTCGGCTGCCCGGCGTTCGCGGGATAAGAGACTCCCGGATGTCCAGACCGTGCCCACGATGACTCTCGTGGCGTTCGTGCTGGCGGCCATGGGGCTGGCCTTTTTGTCGTAAACGATTGGCGAGATGTCCTGGGCTTCGTTGACGATTAGTAGGAGCGACGCAGTCGCGCCTACTACGTTGGCCTTGCCGTCGCCGGATAGGAACGATGTGCGCGCCTGGCCGATCATGCGCATGAAGTCCGAGCGCTTCTTCCAGCGGTTGCGCGTCAGGATATTGGTCTGAAGCCTGCTCTCGAGCCGTAGGATGGCGCGGATGGTCTGGGGTTTGTACGTGGGATTGAATTCGACGATCTCGGTGTCCTTGTGTTGCAAGCGGTGCATGAGGAATAGCTTGAGATGGCAAAGGAATTCGTCTTTGCCGGACTGCCTGGAAATGATGACCACGATGGTCAGGCCGAGATTGTGTTTAACTGAATTCCAGATCGCGTCTATCGGCTCGACCTGGTACGGGCGGAGCTCCATTCCCCCGCCGTGCAGGCTGAAGCGGTAGGGCGTGCGTTGGATGGTCTTGGCGCGCTGCGTGAGAGTGGACACTAGAGTCCTTCCTCTGCGTTGAGTTCTGCTAAGGCGTCCATGATGGCCTGTTCGACCGGCTGGTACTGGCCGGTGATGATCTGCTGGGCGCGGGTCAGAGTGCCGATGCTGGCCAGGGCGATGACCAGGGTATTGATCGCGCCGATGGTGGCGTTATTCATGTCGCCTTCTTTGCCTTCTTCGAGTCCGCTCTTTGCCAGTCGTTCCAGGATCCGGTCGGCGATGACGCGCAAGGCGTTGATCTCGCCTTGCAGCCCGCTGTCCCTGAGCGCCTTGCGTTTAAAGCGGCTGATCTCGTCGTCGGTGAAGTGCCTGGCATAGAAGCCGTGTTTGAGCGCGTTGCGGTTGCCTTTGGGTGCGGGCATGGGATCATGGTTTGTTCAAGTCGCCGGTGTCGCGACGTTTGATTCTGGCTTCGCGGCTGGCGGCATCATGGGCGGATAGTAGGCCGTTGAGTTGGTTGACCTGTTGGGCTATGGATTTGATTTCTTCGGCCAGCCTGCCGATGGCTTCGACTCGATGGGCGCGTTCTTCTCGTAAGAATTCCCTCCATTGCTCGTCACGTTTGTCTTGGAATTCCCTCCACAAATCTTCGTGTTTGTTGGCGTTGGCGTCGATCCGTTTCGACCATTCCAGGATAAACCAGACGAAGATTCCGACGATTGGTAGTTGAATGAGTAAGTTGATTACACTATCTGGCATGACTCTCCTGGGTAGTGCCCGCCGTCGCGGGATAAAAAACAGCCGGCTGTCGGCTGTGACCCGCTCCCCTTAAAAAGCGGCTAGACTCGTTGGGGGGAGCGAGTCTAGCCGAAGGTATTTTGGCACATATGTTCGGGGTCGTCAATGTAGGTGCGCAAGAGTGGGACTAAAGCGTCACGAATGTTCGACCGTCCTGCAATGGTCCTGTAATACACACGCCCGCGTTCGTGGCGGGGGCGGGCGTGTGCTCGAACGGGAGCGGCGGGGGTTGGCCGCCGCTGTGAGAGCCTGCCCCGGCGTGTTTGTTGCCGGGGGGCTGAGCGATAGCGAAGAATCACCCCGCACAGTTCCACCGTGCGGGGTCTGCGCGGCCTGCCAATGGGCGGCCTGGGCGACTGAGCGTAGGCTGACGCCGTGTTCGTCGGCCAGCCGGAGGGAAGGTAGCCAGCCGAAGCCCCCCTGAGAGCGCCCGCCCCCCACTTCGAAAATGGGTACATTGCTGGGGGGTGTGCCTGGGTGGGGGGTGTGGGGGGCGGGGCGGCAGGGGGGACTGAGGGAAGGCGCACCATTGGCGTAGGTCCCGCATAGTTCTACCGTGCGGGATCGTGGCCGCGCATGGGGGTTCGGGGGGTACTCCCCCCGGTAGCAGAAGGCGCGGTACTCCGCGCCGCGGAGCCGACGTGGTCATCGTCATTTATAGCGGTAGGGTCCGCACCGTTATTTCTGGCGGTAGGATCCGGAGTATGTGACCGAGCTGGCTGTTCTGTCCCTGGACCGGTCACGGTGGATCTTGATCAGTCACGCTTTTTCTGGGTTGTATAATGTGTGCATCCTGGCGTAGCCAGGCGCTGACCGTTGGGTCTTGCCCAACGGTCAGTCTATTTAAATGCGAACCGCCCGGAGAGCGCCGGGCGGTCCTGTCTTGGTCGGGGAGTCTGGTCTTCGACCTGACCAGTTCCCCTAAAAATAATAGCAGGCGGGTTACGGGCTGAGGGGGGCAGCCAGTCCCCCGCCTTCGTTATCTTAGCATGGGTGCTTGATGTTGGCAAGGGAAGGCTAACGGGGCGCGCGATAAGCTGCCAACGGAGTGCGGGGCGGGCTTAGACGCGCTTGATATAACGGATTGATCAAGGCGCGGCTATTCATCGTCCATCCGTGCAACTTCTTCGAGTTCGCCATTTTCCAGCATGTCGCGAATTTGAGCAGATCTAGCCGCGTCCGTTTCGCTTGTAGAAATTTCCGAAACGGGATTATCCCCGTACCGTTGGACAGCTTCATTGCGTTGTTCGGCTGCGTCAGCGACTTCGTATTGCCAACGACCCATCTTGCCATCCCCATTGCTTGCAATGGTTCCTCGCAGAATTTCCCATATCACCTCTCTTAACATCGCTATGATGTCTTCTCGACTATCAGCCCACATTGTGAGCGTAAGATAAACTTCTTCGTTATCGTTTGTACTCATAATCCTTTTTCCTTTCCTAAGCAGCCAACAACGCAATGTATCGCGCGCCCCGTTCGGCTGCGCAAGCCCCCCGCTTTTTGGGGGAGCGCAGCGCAGCCGAACTATGAGAAATCAGCGGCGGTGTTTTCCCGTCCGCTGTATTGGCCGTTGGCCGCTTCCGTCATCTTGCTCGTTTTCGGGTGCGCCGGGATGATCCCTTGCAAGTACATCCTGCCTTGATAAATCCCCTTGTGTGGGTTCGGCGCGCCGATGGGATAGGGCCAGTGAGCGCAAACGGTGTTCCATTCACGGAAGGATGGGTAGACGCTGGCGCGCCATATCAGCAGCCGGTAAATGGTTCCGTCTCTGCGTAGGTTTAGGGTCAGTCCCCCGCCTAGCCTGGCTTTGACTTGGTTTGGTTCCGCCGCGTCTGCGGCGGCGATGAGGTCTTCGAGTGTTTGTTCAAGGATGGGCATGGTTATTTACTTTCTTGATCTTGGGTCCCGGTGCGCCGGGCAGTATTTCTGCCACGGCACGACCGGGACGAATTGGATGGTACAGCCTGGCTCGTCGCATTGCTTGGACTGTCCGAGTACCAGGCTCCCGGCCTGTACTTTGGCCGGGTCGGCCATGACCTGCACTTCCCGGGCATCGACGAATTCGGGCGGGACGCCGTCGATCGCGGCGGCCAGCAGGCTGACGGCGTGGGCGAAGCGCTTCGAAGGTGCGTGCCCTAATGTGTTGTGATGGACGCTTTGCACGTAGCGCCATGACCACGGCTTGCTGTGGCTCTGGCCTGCCAGCCTGGACAGGCGGGCGGCCAAATCCGTGTACAGAGCCACATCGCCCTTGCTTGCAAAATTGTCTCTGAGAAGCTCTACAATCGTATCAAGGTCGCTGGCCGATTGGTATATCGAGTTTTGATTTTTCGCGGTTTGTGACATGGTTGTGACTCGATCTAGGGCTATTCCGTAGGCTGTTCCTGAACGAGTACTGCGGTGGGATCCAGGATCTGTGGGATGATCCTATTGAGCTTCTCGAGCTCGTCTGTCCAGTCCTGGTAACGCTGCCGGGATCTGTCTGTCAGGAAGAGTCCGCCGTCTTTGTAGAGCTGGCCGATGGCGATGTTTGCCAGCCGGACCAGCTTGATCAGCCGGGCGTTCTCGATCCGGTAGCGGTCGTAATTCTCGTATAGTTCGCCGATGAGTTCATGTTCTTTCTCCCACTGGTCTAGGGCTTCCTCGATGGTGGATACGGTCCCGCCTGTGAGCTCTACAATGCGGGGGTCGAGTTCTTCGGGCATGGCTACCGCCTGCTTTCGACTTCCTGGTCGATGTCGTCATACCAGCGGCCAGTCTTGAGCCGTTCGAGCGTGTTGGCGATGGCGGCCAGGTCTCGATCTACGATCTTCTCGAGCTCCCTGGTTCGGAACGGGTCGCCTTGCTTCTGCGCCCGGCGCATCTCTGCGATGTTGCGCACGAATTCAAGCGGGATTTGGATGGTTTCGATCATGTTATTTTCTCCCTAGTTGGTGGATCTCTTTTTTCTTCAGGTCGTAGGTCTCTTTGGTTACGACCTTCCAGCCGTGGCTTTCCAGGAACTTGGCTTCGGTAATGACATTTCCCTTTATGCCTATGATCCTGAGTGCGGCCTTTTCGTTGACTTTGAGCATGTATATGGCTGTCATGGTTCACACTCCGTAAGGTTCAAATAGACCGCATTGACATAGCCGGTCATACTGGCCTGGCGTCCCTGGTCGTCGATGCCGGTCGCGGAGACCTTCCACCAGATGATAGAGCCGGTCTCGGTCGTGATGATCTTGACCGGCGTCCCCCCGCTCACCCACCCGATGGCTTGGGCGTGCTCGCTGGGCTGGTAGCGGATGTGCAGGGAGTCGGCCTTGACGGTGGCGCATTGGGGCGAGGCGGCGAGTGATGGTGGTATCGCTGTTTGGGTGGGTGCTGACGTCGGTATCGCCGGTTGTGCTGGTGCCGGACCGGCTGGGGGTTCAAAGCCCAGGGTGGTTTGTAGACAGCCCGCCAGTAGCAGGGTCAAGCTGAGTATCAGGTACTTTTTCATTTTTGCTCCATTTCAGGACTCGGAAGTTGAGCGACCGGCACGTCGCGCAGCGCGCGATGTGCCGGTCACGGTGCTGGACAAGGCGCGGCGCGCCTGTTTGGCGGCAAGTACGGCAGTAGATTGTGATGGGCGTTTTCATGGCCTTTTTTCTCCTGTTTTGAAGGCCTCCCTTTGGTCTTGTTCGAGTTGGCGCTTTTCGAAGTAATCGCGGTATTTGGTTGATTCTGGCGGTGGCGCTGGTTGCTCCCAGCCGTTCTCTATGCGGTAGATGGCCGTGCCGATTGGGTTGCCTTCGAGTCGCGCCGTCTGTACGTGGGCATAGATATATTCGGGGGTGACGTGTGGCAAGTCTGCCAGGATGCTGGCTTTAGGTTCCCGGATCTTGGATGTCAGGCAGGCTACTAAATTGGACTCAAATTGTGGATTAATACGGAATTTTTCCGACTCTTGTTGTTGTTCTTCACTATAAATATCCACTGATTCTATATTTAAAGAAGAAGAAGAATCGGAATTTTTCCGACTTAATCGGACATCTGTGTCCGAATTGGGAAATGTGAGTTGTAGCTGTGTGCCTTTGGCAATCATCCACCCGGTGCGCGTGTTGGTGATCATGCTGTACTCTTTGAGTACAGCCAGCGCGCTGGCGACCGACTTGTCGGTATAGCCGGTCACGCTTACCAGCCAGCCATTAGAGACGGCTTGCTTGGACCAGGTGATAGCCAGCAGCACGGAGAGCGGCGCGCCTTTGAGCATGCGGAGTAATTTGATCGGGTTTTCGTATTGCATAGGGTCTCCCTTGTTTTGGTCTTGGAGGGCGGTCACAGAACCGCCCTCCAACATGCCTTGTATGCGATTCTGTGTTCACGGTCTGACCGTGAACACGATCACTCTGATTCGACCTGGACTGTGGCTTTGGCTCTTTCCGCGTCTCTGAGCCGTTCTCTGTATTCCATGGTCTTGTGGCTTTCCTTGCAATAGCGCTGTGAGTAGGTGGGTGTGTCGAAGGGTTGCAGGCAGCCACGATAGGCACAAGTCCAGGTATAGGTCCGAGCTATCCTACGGGGCCGGGGTCGGCTATCGGAGGGATTGGGATGCTCGTCGGGCCGTTCGCGTGGATCGTTGCGGGTTGGCCGGTCAGGTCCTGCATGTGTTCGCAAGGCTCCGGGCTGGTCCAATCCTTGCCCTCGTGAAAGCATTGCAAGCAAAACATCCGATTGCGCTGCCCGTCCTGGGTCTCGGTCCAGACTACGGAGTCGTTGGTGCCGGTCTGTGTCTGTGGCTTCGGCCTGAGCGGGTTGCGAAGCCGGCCGAAAAAATCCGGCTTCTCTTTGTGCTCCAAGATCGCGGGAATGGCGCTGGTGGTTGCTTCTTTGGGCCAGCCAGGGGCGGGCATGGCGCGGTTGTTGCCGGTTAGGTAGCGACCGGCTGCCGAATAGACCTGCTCGGTCACGTCTGCCATGATCGCGCTACGCAGGACCGGGGCCAGGTCGTCGATCATTTGGCGGCGCGCTTCGGGTGTGTTGAGTTGCTTATAGGCTGCGTCGGCGGTCTCGTCGACCAGGTCGCGCGCCTTGGAGGTAGCCTCGGCGCTGGGGTCGAATAGCTTGAAGAAGTAGACGGCTATGATGTTGAGACCGACTGCGGCCACAGATGCGACAATGAAAGTTTGCATTTCGGATTCGGTCATCTTGAGAAGTTGGTTCTCTGCACTCACCCGGACCGTATCCGCGTAAACTAGGACGAGCTCGGCGCATAAGTCAATGATGCCCATGCCA